ATAATTGTTATGGCAGTTTGTCAAAAACTGAATTAATGTTTTCAACAGAGGAAAAAGCTAAATCAGTTAAGGTCGGTTTTACGTTCGATTGCTAAGCTGTTCCCTAACGTTTTGCGGCTTGGCGAAGAAGCCGAAACGGATGCTAATTTGGAACACGAATGTTGATGGTTAGCACAATGTTGATTTGAAAAACTTAACGGCTTTTTTGCCAAACCGCTGTTATGTGCTGGGCGGTTTATCAGCACTAAATTTAATTTGAAAACGAAATGAAAGCATTAAAAAGTTTATACAACGGAATTATGAATGACTACTCAATAAGACGTTATTCAATGGGATGGCAAGAAATTGTTACAAAACTTGAAAAAAGATATAAGAACATACCTAAAACAGATGAGCAATTTGAAAACGAATTACTTTTTAATGCTTTGATTGTGGCGAAAGGTTCTTTGCGTAAAGACATTGAATGTTTTGCAAGAGAATTGTCAATTAGTATGGAAACATTAAGAGAAAAGTCAAATCGTGGAACGCAAAGAAGTCCATTTGGAATCGGGTCGTAGCCTTGCACATAACTATTCGCTAACACTTATAAATGTATTACAATTATGCAAATATATACTAAAACAAAGGTTATTCGGATTTCAGAAACGCAATTAAAAACACTGCAAAAAATGAAGTCTTACAACGTTGACGTTGGAAAATTCATTCGTGATGCAATAAGTGAAAAGATAAAAAAAGAATACCAAAATTTAATCCCAAAACAAGAAACAATTAAATGCCCATTTTAAAACTAAAAACAAATGAATAAAGCAAAATACATAGGTGAATCTATAAACCAACTTTGCAAAGTTGATATTTACGAAAACAAAAGAACTCAGGATTTGGTCGACGTTCGCTCTTTGGCTTGTTACATCCTGCACAAAGATTTAAAATTGACGTTATATGAAGTGAGGGATCATTTTAACTTTTTCGGAAAGCAAATGAATCACACAACAGTTTTTCACAACGTGAAGTTATTTGAAAAGCTACGAAAGAGCAAAACGCATTTAGAAGCGATTAGAGATACGATAATGCAAACAGTAGACCCGAAGTATAGTTTATTAAAAAGAATAGAAGAAATAAACGACAAAGCTAAAATACAGCAAATAACCAACTGCGTAAAGTACAATGAGTAAACTAACCATCACAAACGAGGACAATATGCTTTTAATGGCAAGGTATGAAGATAACTATTTTGATTTAGCTATTGTAGATCCACCTTATGGATTAGGAAATAGATTAAGTGATGGTGGTGGCAAACTTAAAGATACTCCAATGGCTGCTTTATATAGAAATAAAGAATGGGATGTTTTACCAAGTTCAAAATATTGGAAAGAATTATTTAGAGTATCTAAAAACCAAGTTGTATTTGGTGCTAACTATTTTTTTGAACACTTGCCTAACACAAGAGGATTTGTTTGTTGGGATAAAAACCAAGCTATGCCAACTTTATCAGCTTGCGAGTTAGTTTGGACTTCTTTTGATAAACCTGCTAAAATAATGAAAAAGTCAAGTACAGATTTAGAGCGTTTTCATCCAACACAAAAACCTATTTATGTTTATAAATATATGTTTGAATATTGTAAAACACAAAAAGGAGATAAAATACTTGACACGCATTTAGGTTCAGGAAGTATTGCAATAGCTTGCCACGATTACGGATATGAGCTTACAGCTTGTGAACTTGATAAAGAGTATTACGATAAAGCAATAGAGCGCATTAAAAACCATACAAACCAAACAAAACTATTTTAATGAGTAAACTAAAAATATCCGAGTTCGCCAAAATATGCGGTGTAAGATGGGACCAGATAGAAACAGTAATAAAAAAAGAAAAGATAAAGCCATTGAGAACGCCAATACGGAAATTAGACAACGTACAACAGACGATAATAGCCAGAATATTATATTTTGAAGGCAAAATCGAATGGCTTACATTTGAAAGCGAAATGAATAAAAATTAAAGATATTTTAAAAAAAAAATAATAAAAGTGTTATTTATTAAAAAAAGCGTTGTATATTTGTACAAGAGTTAAGGAAGTGATTTACACGGCAAACTTTAAAAATAAATATTATGACTACTAAAGATAACTTTCACTTAATGACAAAAGGAACTTTTTCAAAATGTGATTTACCGAATACTGCTCCAGACTACGTTTCCCTAAATAAACAAGGAAATGTTTCCTCTAAATACTGGTATACAAACGACGGAGTTATTAGACAATCTGACCACTGGGGAAGAGTTGCAAGTTGTATTTGGACTTTAAAAGGATATTCTACTCAGATTAGAGATTGTGAAGTTTCAAATGTTGATTTAGTTGGATATGTTTCTTTTACTGATTTAGATAGTTCTACTAATAAATTTCAAAATATAGTTGACAAACAAAATAAAGTAATTATGTTGGAAATAAAAAGATTACAAGACGAAAATAGTTTATTCACTTCTTACAGAGATGGAATGGCTACAGATAAAGGTTTACAATCTGTTAAGCAATTTGATTTAGATGTAAAACAATTATTCAATTTATAATGGCAAACGATAGAAACGCAGGAAGAAAACCAGTACAAAATCCAGTACGTGTAAATATAACAGTGCCAAAAGAAAAAGTAAAAGAGCTAAAAGAATTTGCAAAAACATTACAGTATGGAAGACCTATTTAATTTCCCAAAAAATACAGTTATTAAAACTAACGAAAAACTAAATTTTAAAACATCTAAAAAAATAAATACTAAAGATTTAAGACAAACCACACGTGATGATAATTTTAATGATTTAATGAAAGATTTAGGCGGTTTTCCAAATCAAAAAGAATACTTTGCAATTAAAACTAATGGCACTTCAGATTGTGGTTCTATTTTTACTTATGCTTTACAACAATGGGAAGAAATAACAGAAATGTATTTAGCAACTTGGACAATATCAAAGCAAAATATTAAAAGATTAAAAGAAGCCGTTGAAAGTGGAAAATTAAAAAATTTAACAATGGTTTTTTCTTCAACTTTAAAAGGAGCAAATCCAGCACTATACGCTTCTTTAGTTGGAGCGTTAAAAGATTTTGAAAACGTAAAACTAAAAGAAATAAACTCACACGCTAAAACATTTTCAATAACTAATGGAAAAGAATATATAACAGTTAGTGGATCGGCTAATTGGAGTGAAAACCCGAGAATAGAAAATTTTTTAATATTAAATGATAAAAATCTTTTTGAACATCATAAAGATTGGATGTCCGAATTAACAGACTTAATATAATGGCAGAAAAATCAACAGATGCAGAAGTAGAGCTAAGAATATCAACCGTATATGAAATGGTGGTAAAAGGAGCTTCAAGAAAATATATAGTTCGATATGGTTCGGAAACGTGGAATGTTTCAAGTAGAACTATTGATGAATATTTGAGCCGTGTTTATTTAGAAATAAAAGAAACATATGGAGAAGATTACAAGAAAAATATTTTATCAAAACAAATAGCGCAGCTTGATGATTTATACGTGAAAAATTACACAATAGAAGATTATAGAGAATGCAGAAATTTAATAGAAAGTAAATCCAAACTTTTAGGATTAAATTCGCCAGAAAAAACCGAAGTAGCTATTCGAAAGTTTGAAGTCGAGATATTAAAGCCAAAAAATGAAAATACAGAGCAATAGTGTATTTGAGCATTTAGATAATTCAACTAAAAGGATAACAATAGAGCAAGGCGGTACACGTTCGGGCAAAACCTACAATATTCTTTTATGGTTAATCTTTGGCTATGCTTTTAAAAATACAGGCAAGACCATAACCATTTGTAGAAAAACATATCCCTCGCTCCGGGCAAGTTCGATGAGGGATTTTTTCGATATACTAAAAGAGCACGATATATACGAAGAACAAGACCATAACAAAAGTAATTCAGAATATAGACTTGAGGGCAATCTATTTGAGTTTATAAGTTTAGATCAACCACAAAAAGTAAGAGGTCGCAAACGTGATGTATTATACGTTAACGAGGCCAACGAACTATATTTTGAAGACTGGCAACAGCTTATTTTTAGAACAACCGAGAAAGCAATTCTGGACTATAATCCAAGTGATGAGTTTCATTTCATATACGACAAAATAAAGCCAAGAGAGGATGCAGACTTTTACATCACAACATACAAAGACAATCCCTTTTTATCAAATGAAATAGTATCAGAAATAGAGCGATTAAAGCTAATTGATGAGAACTATTGGAATA